AAGATCTCAAAAAGATCACCGACGCACATGAGGCGGAAATTAAAAAGCTGACTGACGCGGCGGCGGAATCCGAAGCCAAGATCAAAAACCTCAATGAAGAGATTGCCAAGGGCAACACATACAGGGCCGACCTGGAAAAAACGAGAATCGCAATCGCCCAGGGTCTCGACATCAAATACGCAGACAGACTCCGCGGGGAGACGCGGGAAGAATGGGAGGCGGACGCCAAGGATCTTGCCAAAGATTTCGCGGCATACGCATCCGCGCAGAATCAGCCCGCTCCGCTTGGATCTCCTGGCACGTCAGGCACCAAGACGACCCGCGACCAGTTTGCCGATACAGTCAATCAATTCTTTTCATAAAGGAGGACAGCTATGTCTGGAATCAACACTAATAGAAGCGCCATCACGCTTCCCGCTGAGATCAGCGCAGAAATATTGAAAAAAGCAACCGAAGAATCCGCAGTCATGAGACTCGCAAGAAAGATCGATCTTCCCGGCCGTGGCGTCACCATCCCGGTGATCACTTCCCTGCCGGAGGCGAACTGGGTCGTAGAGACCGGCATCAAGCCTGTTTCCAATCCCGGACTTTCCCAGAAAAACATGACTCCGTACACGCTGGCCGTGATCGTGC